AAGGAGCAAACGGCTATTAATATTCTTAAGCGTATTAGAATGGCGTATGAAAAACTACCTAATTACTTAAAACCAGGTGTAATGGAATGGGGTAAGACATCTGTAGTATTTGCCAATGGATCTAGTATTGGTATTAGTACAACGAGTTCAGACGCCGGTCGTGGTGATAGTTGTAATTGTCTTATTTTAGATGAGTTAGCGTTTATTGATAATCATATGGTAGAGGCTTTCTGGGAATCTGTATATCCTATTATTTCATCATCTAAAAAATCAAAGATTTTTGTAGCCAGTACGCCTAATGGTACTAATAACCTATTTTATGACCTCTATCAAGGGGCTACTGAAACAGATCCTGAAAAGCATAATAGATGGCACCCAGAACGTGTAGATTGGTGGGAAGTACCCGGCAGAGATGAGAAGTGGAAGAATGATACTATTAAACAGTTAGGAAGTAGAGAGTCATTTGATCAAGAATATGGTAATGTGTTTGTTCAATCTGGTGAGAGTGCTGTTGATGAAGAGTTTTTTGATAAATTAAAATTAGAATGTCAGGAACCGAAGTTTGTTTTTGATGAAGGACATTATCTTTTGTGGGATGAACCAAATAAAGATAAGCTCTATGTTGCAGGTGTTGACGTTTCTGAGGGATTAGGTGAGGCAGCTTCAGTTATCCAGATATTAGATGTTACTAATTTACAGAATATTGAACAGGTTGCTGTCTATCATAATCGTAATATTAGTCCTTATAATTTTGTGACTAAATTAAATGAAATTTTAGAACATTGGGGTAAACCTCCGGCCTTAGTCGAGCGCAATAATTGTGGAGCTCAAGTAGTAGATCAATTAAGAAATACTCTTGGATATGAAAATTTAGTATCATATGGTGTTAAAGCAGGAGATAAGGTTTTTAATAAAATTGGTATAGTAGCACATACTAATACAAAGTACAAAGGCGTAACTAATATGCGTTATTGGCTCAATGAACTCAATGTAATTCGTATAAAAGATTTAAAAACTCTTGGTGAATTACGTGATTTTGTTAGATATCCTAATGGAACATGGGCTGCTAAACCTGGTTCTGATAATTGGGATGATAGAGTAATGAGTTTAATTTGGGCTCTTATGAGTTTAGAAAATGAAATAACTGAACGTTATTTTGAAATTCTTGAACTTGATGATAATAAACGTCCTCTTAAACTTAAAGCGCTTGATTACGGGATTAAATATTTTGTAAACCCAATATCTGCTTATAATAACGAAAAAGATCAAGATATGATATCACCATTACCAATTATTATGCAAGGAGACCAAGATGATAAAGACAATGGTATTGCTGATCTTGAATCACAAGGTTGGTCATTTCTTAATCAAGGTAGACAAGACGGTTGGCACTTTTTACAATAATATATGGCAAATAATGTAGATTATATTCAGAGTCCGTTTAACTTATCAAGAAAAGATAAGTTTACACTTGTTTTAAATGTACCAACTGCATTAAGGCGTATAAATTCACGTTTTTTAGATGGGGCAGATAATATAAATCTTGATTTATTACAGTTTGCTGTACACGGATCTGTAGTACCAAGTATAAAAGTACCTAGTGCTAGTGTGAGATACGCTGGTCAAACATTTGCACAAACCAGTTATAGCCGTGAGCCATACGATCCACTTACAGTTAACTTTACTGTTGATAATAGATTTTCAAATTACTGGGTAATTTATAAATGGTTAGATTTACTTAATAATGCTAAAACAGGTATATATGATCAAGATAATTTGGTACCTTTTCCTGTTGCACCTGATAATGAATATAAAGCAATTTTATCTATTTTTGCATTAGATGAATACAATAAACGTATTATGGAATTCAAATATACGGATGCTTTTCCTACAAATTTAAATGGTATAGAGTACAATTATAGAGACGCAACGGAGTTAGAATCGAGTTTCACATTTGAATACTCACAACTAATTGTTACGCCATTAAATTGGGCAGAAGGTCTCTAAAATTTAAAAAATAATTTCCAAAAAGTATAAATACTTTATATGGCACTTACACTACAAAGCCCGGGCGTACAGATTAGCGAAGTAGATCTTTCTTTAAGAGCACCTGGCATACCTCCAACAACTATTTTAATCCCTGGTTTCGCTGCCAAGGGCCCTTCATCAGAGCCTATTACAGTTAGTTCTCTTAGTGAATGGGAGCAAATTTTTGGTTTACCGACAAATGCTGCCGAGCGTTACTTCTATCAGACAGCTACTGCAGTATTTCAATCACCAGCTAATGTAGTCGCTTACCGTCTCCCGTACGGTAGTGCAGCTGGTCTTGATTACTCAAGTCAATATAGTGCTCTTGTTTATCCTGTTGTATCTATTATTACTAGTACTACAGGTGTTTTAGCTAATCTTTCAGCTTATAATGCTGGTCTTTCCTCAAATTATATAGTTCCAGGTCTTTCAGCATCATATAATGCTGCATATCCTAATGTTTTACAGAACACCGTTTCAGCACAAACAACTAATTTAAGTAACTCAGCACTTTCAGCAGCTGCCGTTAACTTTTTCTTAGCTCTTACAGGTACATCAGTTACTGTGCCTGTTACATCAGTAAATCTCGGTATTACAAACGGTACGTATTTATTTGGTGCACCAACACACGTTCGTTTAACTCAACAGCAATTCCTTGCTATTCAAAATGGTACTGCATTTACATGGTCTGCTAGTGCTAGTGATCCAAGTACTTCATATGTTGTTTCTAATAGTGGTAACGTTGGTTTATCAGCTAATCCTTCATTAAGTTCAGTATTAGTACAACCACCAACAACAACTTTTAGTCCTGCTGTTCTCTCAGCATTTGGTACTGCTGGTCTTATTATTCTTAATCAATCTCAAAATGCCATTAATACACGTTTTGAAGGTAACTATATTGGTTTAATGGATAATTCAAACCTTTATCCTTCTACACCGTTTAATGACATCAATAATGTTCTTACTATTAATTCATACGCGTCAGCTGTAACACCTGGTAATTTTACAACTGTTCCTTCACAGAGACTTAACTTTCCATTATCTGCCGCAGTCGGTTATGGTACAAATGGTAGTGTTTCACAAGTAATGGAAACAATTCCAACTTTTGATATATCACCATCCAACTTTAACGACACTATTACTCTTGGTTTATTTAAACTTCGTCAATCAGTATTTTCACCAAATACAATTTCCCTTGATTATATTCTATCTGAAGGATATACAGGTTCATTTGATTATTACCGTCAAGTAAATAATTCAACAGGTGGTATTCCAAAATCTTTCTTTATTGGAAATGTTGAAAACAACTCTAAGAATATTCAGGTATTCATTAATCCATATATCTCACAACAATATTCATCAGGTTGGCTCAATCTTTCAGGCTTCCCAAATAAGAATGTTCGCTTATTAAACAACTCACGTCAGTACCCCTTAGCTAGTGATACAATTGGTACTGGTGGATATTCTGGAGCACTTTCAGGTCTCATTACAACATCAAATGATACATTCTATACACGTACAGGCGCTACATCAGCTCAATACGGAAGTGTTTTAAGTGTATTTGGATCAACAGATGCTCTTTATCCATTAGGTGATTATTCAGCTCAAGATCTTTCAGTTAAGACAATTGGTAGTGTACCTACAAAGGTACAGACCATGTTAGGTTATCTTGAGGATCCATCTATCTGGCCGTTATCAATTGTAACTGAAGCTGGATTAGGTACAATCTTCGCTAACTCATTCAATCCAACAACATCTGGTTATTTTGATGATACAATTCCATATCTTGGATCGGATGTTGCTAATCTTACGGCACAAAATCCAACAACACCAGCACCTATTGTAACTAACTACAATTCTGTAGCTCAGAACTTTATTAACTTTGCAGCTAATGTTCGTAAGGATCACCTTTTCATCGCTGATCCTCTTACAAATATCTTCGTAACAGGTCAAGCACCTGGTGTCAAGACATTAGCTAATCCTAATAATAACTTTGCACTTAACCTCTACTGGCCATTACGCAACCAGTTTGCTTCATTCAACAACAGCTATACAGCAGTTTATGCAAATGTTGTACAGGTTTATGACAATGCTTCACAACAACCAGTTTGGGTTCCATTCTCAGGCTTTGCTGCTTCGGCAATGGCTAAGACAGATAGTAACTTCCAGCCTTGGTTTGCTCCAGCAGGATTTACACGCGGTGTTTTAACAGGTGTTCTTGACATCGGTTATAGTCCAAAGCAAAAGGAACGCGATCAGCTTTATACAATCAGTCTTAATCCTGTAGCTTCATTCCCTAATGAAGGATATGTAATCTACGGTCAAAAGACATCATTAAAGCAACCAAGTGCTTTCGATCGTATTAACGTTCGTAGATTGTTCTTGACTCTTGAAGTACAGACAAATAATGTTGCTCAGTTCTTCGTATTTGAGCCAAATACGCTCTTCACACGCACACGCCTTGTAAATACAATCACTCCTATCTTTGATTATGCAAAGAATACACAAGGGTTGTATGATTACTTGATTGTTTGCGATGAGCGTAATAATACACCATCAGTTATTGATCAAAATGAGTTAATTGTTGATATCTACCTCAAGCCGGTCAGAACAGCAGAGTTCATCTTAGTTAACTTCTACGCAACTCAGACGAGTGCTAACTTCAATGAGATCGTAGCCTAAAAAGAACAACTAACGAATAAATAATTACACCTTATGTCACAAACAGCACAAACAATCCAAGGGTTTTACCAGCAGGCGACAAACTTTAATTTTTCGCGTGACTTTAACTTCCGTATTCTCGAAATAACCAGTGATGGTGCCGCAGCTTATACAATGTCCGACGGTGGATTATTAGTGTATGCAAAGTCAGCAGCTTTACCGGCTCGTGAAATTACTAACGTTTCAGTTCCATACATGGGATTAAATTTCAACCTTCCTGGTAATGCTATCTACCCAGATGGTACAGGTTATTCTATTACATTCTACGCCGATCAAGCTTCTGGCATTCGTCAATTGTTTGAGGATTGGTCACGCTGGGTATTTGATGATCAGTCAAGTACAGGTCAATATAATACACCTAGTAAGAACGCTACTATTACTCTTGCTCAGCTTGATAATCAAAATAATGTTGTTGCTACATACGTTCTTTACGGTGTAACACCACGTAACGTTGGACCCATTGCGTATACAATGGCAGCCGGTACAGGACAGACAGTAGAATTTACTGTTACTCTTGCTTACCACTACTTTGTACGTACCTCACCTCTCGGTGGTCGAGTAGCCGGTAGTCAGATCGGTGTACCACTCGCAATAGCTCCAGGTCAAAGTCACCTCTAATATCTTACAAGCCTAAATAATTAGGTGAGTATTAATAATCCGCTTAATTCTGCCATAGCAGGTATAGCAGCGGCTGCTCCAGCAGCCGCTTTAGTGACACAGAGTTTTATTGGACCAAATGCTGGTGCTGGTTATTCATCAGCTGGTGGTGTATTTCCGCGTGATGTATTTTTAAATCAAATTACCACGGTATGGAATACAGCTATTCCAATGTCAACTCAATGGGTTGTACTTATTGATAGGTTTCCAGCAAGTCTTTCTACTCAAGTTTTACAAGGTTTAGAGCGTACTGATGGTGATAAGAATGGTTTTGATATTGATGCAGCTAAAAACATACTTACTAATTACGATAATCAGCAATTAGTGGGATGTTGGTTCGCTCATGAAGTTACTTTACCACCTGAACAATTTAGTGTAGAGAGCGCTTCGGTTGCTAATAATCGTGGGTTTTTACCAGGTGTATTAGGAGGTAATAGAACAGCGGAAGCACCGTCATTAAACATATCATTCAAGGAAACAACAACATCATTTATTGACTTTGTTATTAGACCATGGGTAATTTTAGGTGCTCATTTTGGTATGGTAGCACGTCCTGGTGATATACCTGGTGGTGTTGATCCTAAAAATATAAAAGTTACAATGAGGGTATTGGAATATACTAGATCAAACGCTGGTATTTCAATGTTACCCAGAAAATCATGGGTATTTCATAACTGTGTTCCTTATAATGTATCTGAACAGACATTAGATTACGAAACTGAAAAATTACAAACCTATCGCACCCTCTGGACTTATTCAAACTATACTGTTGGAACACCTGTTAATTTAAACGATATAGCTAATCTTTTAAGTACAGCGAGACCCTTTACACCTCACAGATTGTAATCTTGCATTTAGTACATTATATTGTACTATAATAGTATGTCAACGTTTTTATATTCTGTAAATTTACCTATTTCTAAAAGAACGGTATATTTAACAGAATTATCTTTTGTTGAACTGAAGGAATTAGTAAAAAATATTGCTAATACCAATAACGATATTATTTTAACAGCGTTTAATGATATACTAACTAAACATTGTACCGAAGATATTAGTAATATTACTATAATAGATAAGCTTTATATCTTATTAACTATACGAGCAGTCTGTATCTCACCTACTTTAGAGTTACTAATAAATTGTCCTATAACAAAACAGCAATTTAACGGTATAATGAATATTGATGATATATTAACTGTACTAAAAGCTGAGCATCCAGAAGATATAACCGTTTCATATGAAAAGAAATTAAATATAACATACGGTCTACCAACATCCTTATATATTAATCGTGATATTATAGATGCTTCAGAGACTGTTGTAAACTGTATATCCCTTAATGGAGATCCTTTTTACGGCATTACAGCCGAAATGATAAACAAACTACCTGCCGTTGTTTTAAACGACATTCAGACACATGCTAATAGAATATTTGACTACCTGAATAAGCTTGAATTAATAAACGTAAAATCACCGTATTCATCCGATGAGGGTAGTGATACAATAATAACAGCAAATGTGTTTAATAACTCAGTTATTGAATTTTTAAAACTCTGCTTTAATAGGGATTTAATGTACTTTTATAAAATTGAGTACTTCTTGATGAAACAATTTCGTATGACTTATGAGCATATGACAAAACTTACCCCGGTTGAAATTGATGTATATATTAATCTGTTTAAGGAGGAACAGGCTGAACAAGAAAAAGCTGAAAAACAATCTAACAATGCTAGTAATACGCCGAATATAGGAAATTCAGCGCAAAGATAGTGGCATAACAGGAATTTCTACATAAATTTATATAGCATATGACTAATACAGTTCCTGATATTCTTAAGCAATTAGATGATCTTAACAAACAATCTGGTATTGATATTTTTGTCCCTTCCTTACAGCGTACAGTTAAATTTAAAGCATTAAATCTCCGTCAACAAAAAGAACTCTTAAAGTCCTCTATTGAAGAAACCCTTACAAAACTTACGTTTATTACAAGTTTTTATAATATCATTCAGGAAAATATTCTTGAAACATTAAATGTAAATCAATTGTATATTTTTGATCGTATTGCAATTGCCTTGGCATTAAGGACAGCTAGCTTAGATACAAAGTATACCTTAGGTGACGATGTATATGACCTTACTGATGTTGTAGCTTTGATTCCAAAAGTAGCTATAGATCCGACCGTAATTAACGGTAGTATAGAGTTTCAAAATTTAACAGTTGAGCTTGAAGTTCCTCGTTTAAATGTAGATAAAGAAATTAGTAATGCTGTATTAACGAAGTTTAAAGCTGCAAAGACAGAAGATGTAAAAACAGTTGTTAGTGAACTT